AAAATTGGCGTTTAGCAATGAATTGGTTTACGATTCAGTTCGATGATCGATTAAAAGATCATTTATAAAAAATGGAACTTACACAAAATAATTTACAGGCTCCCTTGGGCTGCTAAAACTTTAGTTACTGCATTCTCACATGCCTTTTCGATGACCTGAGCCAATTCGGATGCAGGCATAGAAACAAATTTAACCTCTGTCATAAATCCTCCATACTTTCCGCTTTAACTTCTCGATCAAGACGCTCAATCTCCGCAATTAATAAAGCGGCTGCACGAACCAGATCTTGTCTTGGGCTTTTTGGCTTCCAATAGCAATCATCCCAAGGCCAGTATTCTGGCGCTTCTTCGGATTGGTAGACGCCAGCAGGTTTAGCAAGGAAAGTCCACCCTCTGTGGATAACATTAGTTGTATAACTTGCAGCAGCTCCACTTATAAGAAAAAATCAGTTTTCAAAAATATGTTAAAGGAGGGTATATGGCTTTAACAGAAAAGAAGAAGGCATTTGCCCTTGCAAAACGAAAAGGCAAAGATAATAAAGAAGCGGCTATTTTGGCTGGATGCCCTGAAAAAACTGCATCTGCGGCAGGTGCGCGTTTAGCAAAAGATCCTGATGTGATTGCTTATCTTGAACGGCTTGAGAAAGCCACGCCTGAGCAAGTTGTTAAACATGACGTTAAACCGTTAACAACCAATACAACTATTCAGGCCGCTAAGAATCTTGCAGATCCATTAGAGTTTTTAGAGTCTGTCTACAGTGATCCTGTTGAAGATATGGCTTTAAGAGTCCGGGCAGCTCAAGCAGCACTACCATACGTCCACGGTAAAGTAGCTGAAAAGGGCAAGAAAGAAACCAAAGCAGAAACTGCAAGAGAAGGTAGTAAATCAGGAAAGTTTGCAACTTTAGATAATCAATTGATGAGCTAAATTATGTCTTCAATGTCACCCATCTGGACTACAGCTTGCCCAGATTGGGCGACTCGTATTGTTTCTAAACAATCGTTAATGCCGTGTAAGCCATTATTTCCCAAAGTGGCTGACGTAGCGGAGCGTATCTTTAAAGAGTTAATTCTTGTTGATGTGATGGGTAGCCCTAAGATGGGCGATGTCACACTTGAATGGGTTATTGAGTTTGTACGAGCAATCTTTGGAGCTTATGACCCAAAAGCAAAGCGCAGATTAATTCGTGAATTCTTTCTTTTGATTTCGAAGAAGAATACTAAATCTACGATTGCCGCCGGCATTATGCTTACTGCATTAATTCTTAATGATCGACAATCTGCCGAACTAATTATTCTTGCGCCTACTAAAGAAGTTGCTGATAACTCATTTAATCCAATCCGGGATTTCATACGCGCAGATGAAGAATTAAGTGAAAGATTTAATGTATCTGAGCACACAAAAACAGTTACGCATCTAGGTACTGGAGCAACACTTAAGGTTATTGCAGCAGAATCTAACGCCGCAGCGGGTAAAAAGGCCTCGATCATTTTGATTGATGAGGTTTGGCTATTTGGAAAACGTGCCAACGCTGAATCAATGTTCCGTGAAGCAAAGGGTGGTTTAGCATCGCGTCCAGAAGGCTGCGTGATTTATCTGTCTACCATGTCGGATGAAGTGCCATGTGGTGTTTTCAAACAACTTCTAGACTATGCCCGTGATGTGCGAGATGGAATAAAAGAAGATAAAAGCTTTTTGCCACTTATTTATGAATTCCCTAAGCATCTTGTAGAAGCAGGCGAACATTTAAAACCTGAAAATTTCTACATCACAAACCCAAACTTGGGTGCTTCGGTTGATCTTGAATATCTGATTTCGGAATTTAACAAAGTTAAAGATGCTGGTGAAGAATCTCTTAGAGACTTCTTGGCCAAACATTTAAACATCGAAATTGGCATGAACCTTCGTGCTAATCGTTGGGCAGGTGCTGAGTATTGGAATAAGCAAAAGCACGTTTTTGGGTTGGACCACATCATTGAGCAATCAGAACTTATAACTATTGGTATCGATGGTGGTGGTTTAGATGACTTGCTCGGATTAGCGGTTTTAGGTCGATTAAAGAAGGACCCACGCATTTGGTGGCTTTGGAACCATGCATGGGCAAATAAAGTTGCTTTAGAGCGCCGTAAAGAAAACATCCCAAAGTACCAAGACTTTGAAAAAGAGGGAAGTCTGACTGTAGTTGAGAAAGTTGGCGAAGATATCGACCAATTGGCAGCAATTGCCAAGAAAGTCTATGACAGCGGCAAGCTTTATAAAATTGGACTAGATCCACTTGGTTTAGGTGGCTTACTTGACGGGTTGTTAGAAGTTGGAATACCAGAAGAGTCGATGCTTGCTGTTCCACAAGGCTACAAGTTGATGGGTTATATCCTTACAACAGAAAGAAAACTTGCAGAGGGAAATTTATTTCATGCAGGTCAGCAACTCATGACTTGGGCAGCGGGAAATGCGCGTGTCGTAATGGTTGGTAATGGGATGCGAATCACTAAGCAAGAATCAGGGGTGGGGAAAATTGACCCTTTGATTGCAACATTTAATGCCGTGGCTCTAATGACCATGAACCCTGAGCCAACAAATAAAGAATACAACGTCTATTTTTTCTAAATAATTTTTAACTTAAAGCCCGCAAATAGCGGGCTTTTTCTTTTTAAAGGAGAGCTTAATGCCTGCTCTACAGAAATCATTTGGCTCTTTTGAAATTAAGAGCACGAACGAGGAAAAGCGAACTTTTAAAGGGATTGCAAGCACACCAAATGCAGACCGCGCAAAAGACATCATGGTCCCAAGTGGGGCTAGGTTCGAGCTTCCAATGCCACTTCTTTTCCATCATGAGCACAGCGCTCCGATCGGTCAGGTCATTGATGCAAAGGTGACTGATAAGGGAATCGAAGTAGAGATTCATATCCCAGAAATTAAAGAAGAAGGGAACTTAAAAGCCCGTGTCGATGAAGCCTATCAAAGTCTCAAGTATGGACTGGTTAAAGGGCTTTCAGTTGGGTTTTTAGCCGATTGGGAACAGGCCGAATTTATCAAAGGTGGTGGCATCCAGTTTAACGAGTGGGAGTGGTACGAGCTCTCACTAGTGACCATCCCATGCAATCGCGACAGTTCAACAGATTATTCAAAAGCTTTCGAGGAATACAAAGCCGCGTTGGGCAATACACCTCAGAAACCCGCAGCAGATGGCGATTCATCTGAGCAAAAACACGTAATTGTAAAACTTAATAGCCCAACAAAGGGTGGAGTAAAACTATGAATGAATATTTAAAAAAATTGCTAAAGGCATTAGCTGAAAAGAACCAAGCAATGCAGACGGCATTATCTAAATCGGCCGCAGCTGGTACTACACCAGATGAAGAAACCGAAAAAGAAATCCAAGCTCTCGAAAAAGAAATTGCAGCAATTGAAGTCAACATCGAGCGCACTAAAAAGCAAATCGCTGCTACTGAAGCTGCCGCTGAAAATGCGACTCCTGTTGCTGGTGATAATCCAGAAGAATCTAAAAAATCTGCGAAAGGTGATCCAGATCCAAAAGGCGACAATAAGATTATTGTTAAGTCGAACCTTCCTAAAGGTGTTGGATTTGCACAATATGCCCAAGCAAAACTGATTTCTCAGTTAAATGCTAAAGAAGGCCGATTCGAGTCGCCATTGGAAGTTGCTAAGAAAATGGGCTTTGGTGAAGAAGTTCAAGACTTAATTACTAAGGCGACTCTTGGTACTACGACTGATTCAGGTTTTGCAGCGACATTGGTACATGAGAACCATTTGGTTGGTGAGTTTGTTGAATTGCTTCGCCAAGCAACTGTCTTCGATAAGCTTCAAGGCTTCCGTGCAGTTCCTTTCCGTTCAAAAATTCCTTCTCAAGTAACAGGTGGTACGGCTTCATGGGTTGGTGAGGGTGCTGCTAAGCCACTTACAAACCCAACTTTTAGTGAAGTAGAAATCGGAGAGCACAAGCTAGCTGCTATTACGGTTTATACCCAAGAGTTGATGCGTCGCTCAGATCCTTCTGTAAGCGTGCTGGTACGTGATGACTTAATCGCTGCAAGTGCAACATTGGTCGATAACACCTTCCTTGATGCTGTAGCAGCTTCTTCAACTCGTCCGGCTGGTGTACTTAATGGTGTAACCATGACGCCAAACACTGGTGAGACGGCAGCTGCATATGAAAAAGATTTACTCGCATTGATTAACACCTTCGTTACTAACAACTTAAGTTTGGATGGTGCGTACTTCTTGATGTCAGAAACACGTGCAGCACAAATCGCGTTGTTGCGTGATGCTCTAGGCAACTCTTACTTTAACGGTATGGCTTTACGTGGTTCGCGTACCTTACTTGGTATTCCTGTAATCACTTCACAAGCACTTGGCAACAAAATCATCCTTGTGAAAACAAGTGAAATCTTGCTTGCACAAGATGGTGGTGTGGATGTTTCTTACAGCGACCAAGCGACATTAGTTGATGGTGGAACGACTCACCACTTATGGCAAGAAAACAAATTTGCTGTACGTGTAGAGAAATTCATCACTTGGGCTAAGCGTCGCCCAGTGGCCGCAGCTTATCTGGACTACACAACTACTCCAACTCCATAAGTTGGCGTATTGATCTTAAAACAGCTCCTTCATTGGGGCTGTTTTCATATCTGAGCAATGAGATTTCATTGTTGAGCTATGGGAGCAGCTATGAAAATTGAATATTTACAGGTTATGCATGACGCCAATGTTGGTGATATTAAAGAAGTAACCGATTTTGAAGCAAATATCTTGATTAAAACAGGTGTTGCTAAGCCTTATGAGGAACCAAAAAAGGCAACAAGCAAACCTAAAAAAGAAGTAAAAACTAGCGAATAAAGGCGGTAAAAATGGGCATTTTTGACTGGTTAAGAGGTAAAAAGAGCTTTCAAAGTGTCCATAGTGCTGGGCAGACTTGGAATAGCCTATTTGTGCAAGAGCCATACTCAGGTGCTTGGCAGAAAAACGACGAATTAACACGTGATGACCTTGTCGCGTCTTATGCAGTTTTCGCTTGTGTAAGCCTTATCTCTAAAGATATTGGTAAATTGCCAATTCTCTTGAAGCGTAAGAAAGAAGGGGTGTTGGTTAATGTTGATATCCCTGAAAAGCTGCGCGTTTTAAAGAAACCAAACAATTATCAGACTTGGCAGCAGTTCCAAGAACAATGGACTTCTAGTTTATTGTTACGTGGCAATACTTACGTTTGGAAACTACGAGATGTGTTTGGTGAAGTCTACCGTATGGTGGTGCTTAACCCTGACCTTGTTTGTCCTTTAGTTGATGATTATGGCAATGTGTTTTATCAGTTCAATACTGACCGCCTAACACAAACCGAATCTGTGATTGTTCCTGCATCTGAAATCATTCATGACCGCATTAACGCCTTCTATCATCCACTTGTTGGTCTATCGCCAATCATGGCATGTGGAGTGGCGGCAGGCATGGGTGTGAAGATCATCAAAAACGCGGCAAACTTCTTCGGAAACGGAAGCAGACCGGGTGGAATCTTGGTTGCTCCAGGATCTATCACGAAAGAAAAGGCCGAAGAAATCCAAGCTCGTTGGAACACGAATTATTCAGGCGCTAACTTTGGTAAAACTGCGGTCATTGGGGATGGCATGACTTATACCGCTTTAGGTATGAGTGCAGCCGATTCTCAAATGATTGAGTTATTGGAAATGTCAGGGCGCGTGGTTTGTAGTGTTTTCAATGTGCCACCGTTCAAAATTGGCATTGGCACTGTTCCAGATGATTCAGAGAAGGCTAACGGGATTTACTATTCTGACTGTTTGCAAGCCCTCATTGAAGCACGTGAAAACTTATTAGATGAAGGTTTAGACTTACCGGCATTCAAAGTTGAGTGTTTCCTTGATATCGACACGCTGATTCGCATGGATTCTGAACGTTTCCATACTATGGTTCGTGATGACGTGAAAGGTTCATTGCTTACACCTAATGAGGGACGAGCAAAAATCGGTAAATTGCCTCTGAATGGTGGTGATACAGTTTACATGCAACAGCAAAACTTCTCGCTTGAAGCACTTGCTAAGCGTGATGCCAAGGATGACCCATTTAATCCTTCATCTAGCGCTTCACAGTCTGCGGAAACACCGAAACCCGATGCAGAACAGCCAGAAGGTGAAAACGCGCTTAAATCGCTTTATACGGGCGTTTTTAAAGATGATGTGGCTTATAAAAAAGGGCAGTTCATCACTAAAAATGGCTCGTTATGGCATGTTGAGAATGACCATTTAGGCGAATTTGATCATAAAAACTTTAAGTTGTGCGCGAAGGAGTGGACAGAATGAGCATAGTTACACTTGCAGAAGTCAAAGAACACCTTCGCTATGACGATGATTCAAATGACACGAACTTAGAAATCTATAGAAAAGCGGCTGAATCGGCTGTTTTACGCTATACGGATGTGATTCACCATGTTGAGCCATATCCAGAAGAGTTCCGTTTAGCTGTGCTCGTATTTGTTGGATATTACGACAAACACCGTAACGCCGAAGCAGATGCGCCAGTGAATGGCAATTTTATGCCACAGCCAGTGCAATCTCTTCTATTTACTTATCGAACGCCTACGGCTGTGTGAGGTATTTATGGGACAAAACGCAGGTGAATTACGCCATCGTGTAACTATTCAGCACTATACCGAAGGTGGTCGTGATGAAGACGGCTTCCCAATAGAAGGCGGTTGGTCTGAGTACAAAAAGCTTTGGGCAAAAGTCACACCATTATCCGCTAAAGATTTAATTGCAGCACAAGCCGACCAATCAGAAGTAGTGGCACGAATGAAAATCCGTTATCGGGAAGACATCACGACAAAGATGCAAGTCATCTGGAAAGGTCGAATTTTCTCAATCAAAAGTCAAGCCCTAGATGATAGTGAAGACTCATACACTTACTGTACTTTCTTGCTAGGACAAGGTTTAGAGAAACCTAAGTAGAGGTGTTCATGGCCGACGTAGACGTAAAAATCGAAGGGCTAGATGAAGTCTTGCGTAAGATGGGTGTCTTAAAAGATAAACGGAAAATTCGCAATGCAGCTATGAGAGCAGCCCGCAAAGGCATGAACGTTGTCCGTGATGCAGCAAGACAAAATGCAAAGGCCATAGATGACCCTGAAACGTCTGAAAAGATCTTTAAGAATATTAAAGTCAGTGCGGGCAGAATGAAGGATAAAAGCCAAGTCTTGATGCGCGTTGGTGTTGATGGTGGCGCTTCATTCTCTAATCCAACTCCTAAACCTACTAGTGGTGGTGATACTCGCCACTTCAGGTGGGTCGAGTTTGGAAGCGCACATCAGCCAGCTACACCTTTTTTGAGGCCTGCATTAAGTCAAAATATTGAAAACGTAACATCAAGATTTGTAACGTCTTTTAATGATGAAATCGATAAAGAGTTAGCTAAACAATGATATTATTAACATGTCGGCTAGGGTAGCTCCCGAAAGTGTTTACGCTAGAACATTGCCGACACCTAAACACTAGCGTTTTACTATTTAGCGGTGGTAAACATGAAAATATGTTCTAAATGCAAGGTGGAAAAACCATTCACTGATTTTAACAAGTCGAAGTCAAATAAGGATGGGCATGGGATTTACTGTACTCCGTGTCGCAAAGAGAAGAAAAGACAGGAATATCTTAAAAATAGAGATAGATATTTGTCTTATGGTAAGGCTTATAGAGAAGAAAATCCTGAAAAAGTTGCTAAGTCTAAGAAAAAAGCTTATCAAAAGAAGCCTGAATACTATAAGCAAATGCATAAAGCCTACTACGATGAGAATAGGGATGCTGTTTTAAAAAATGCGGAAATATATAGATTAAATAATAGAGAAATTATTAGAGCTCGTGACAACAACTATAAAGCAAGAAATAGAGAAATCCTTAGTAGAAAGCAAAGTGAGTATCAAAGAAAAAATAGTGAAAAACTGAACGCCTATCGACGTAAGTATATGAAAGAGAAGCGAATAAAAGATCGTCTTTTCTCAATGAGACAGAATATGAGGGCAAGATTTCGATTTGAACTTGCAAAACGTGGCGACTCGCAACTAATAAAGGCTAATCAATATTTAGGATGCTCATGGATCTTCTTAAGAGAATATATTTCTAAAAAATTTACTACTGGGATGAGTTGGGATAATTACGGGGAATGGCACATCGATCATGTAATGCCCTTAGCTTCCGCTAGATCGAAAGAAGAACTGATTAAACTATGTCACTATTCTAATCTTCAACCGCTATGGGCCTTTGATAATTTATCCAAAGGCGCAAAAATGCCAGAGCAACTAATAGCATAAACCACCGAAAGGTGGTTTTTTTATGGGGCAAAACATGAATTTACCACCTATTTATAAATCAATTCGCTTAGATCCTGAATTGCTAGCTTTAGTAGCAGATAGGATCTATCCAAATAAGGCTCCATTAGACGTTGCAACTCCCTATATTGTCTGGCAGGGAATTGGCTCTAATCCAGCGAATACAATGGACTGTGGGGCAACAAGTGAGAACGCCAATATTCAGATTGTCGTATGGCATACAAATATTAGGGAGGCGGAAAACATCCGCCACCTTGCAAGTAAAGCTTTAGAAAAAGCTGGGCTTTATTACGTGGGTCAACATCCAGATAACGAAGATACCGAAACCAAACTACATGGTAGAGGTTGGGATATGAACTGGTGGGTAGACCGCTAAATCGCACAACAATCCAAATCCACACCGCCGAAAGGCGGTTTTTTATTGCCTAAAATTTGAGGAATGACTCATGACTGTAATGCGCACACAAGGCACAAATGTATTTCTATTCGATGGCACAGCTATCACGAAAGCCGTTTGTATCACTGGTATTGATCTTGGTAGTGATAGTACAAGCAAGATTGAAAACACATGCTTAGAAGAAACCGATTCTAAAGCTTATTTAACTGGCTTGAATGATCCGGGTGATGGTTCTATTACTTTTAACCTAGATCCAGAAAAAGAAAGTCATTTAAAAATTTTGGAATTGGCAACTGCTCGTACCCCTTTAACAATTTACATTGGTGGTAGCGATGGCACAGCAGAACCAACGCTCACAACTGGCACTGTAACTTTGCCAACTACTCGTACCTTCTGGTCATTCCAAGCAACACTTGCTCCTTCAACCCCAACATTTGAAGCTGACTCACTCGTAAGCTACCAAGTCACTATGCAGCGTAGCACTGGCGTTCAAATTATTCCTAAAGCTTAATCAAGCGCCCCGAAAGGGGCTTATTTTATGGTGAAAAGAAAAATGGCTAAGAAAACTACAGCATTAAGTTTAAAAGATATTGCACAAGGTGCATTGATCGGTGAAATCCGTGAAGCAGTAGTAGAGTTTCTGCACAATGGCAAAACAGAAACAGTGGATGTCCGACTTAAACAGCTACCATTTGCAGTGACTGAGCCACTGTATACACGCCTGCAAAAAGGTGAAAACGTATTTGCTGAATGGGTTTCATTATGTCTTGTTGACGAAAATGGCGATACTTACTTGACTAAAAAGCAGGTTGAAGAGAACTTTACTCAGCCTCTAGCAAATGCTTTGTTCCCAGTGATTATTGGTCTTGATGAGATTAAGAAAAATAGCGAGGGAAAGTAGAAATAACCCCCGATCTAGAATTGTTGATGGAATTGGCAATGAATGGAATTGGGGGGAACTCAATCGAATCTGTAAAAATGAACCTTACTCTTTCTGAAATACGTCTTTGGGGTGAATATGTTAGGATGCGTGGAAGTTTAAATACTGGGCGCAGGGTAGAGCAGGTTATAGGCTCATTTATGGCCCTTTATAGGAATATGAACAGAGGCAAAGGCAGCAAAGCAGCAGATCCTAGAGATTTTATGCCTCATGAAAGCAAACCTGAGCCGCAGGATTTGGAGAGCTTTTTAAGAGCCAACACTACGCAGTAGTTGAATCATTTGCATGGTTTGATAAGATTCAGAAAACCTTATCAAACCTAGTTTTATGTCCCATAACTATATAAGAACTCCATGGGGAGATTTTCCTCCTGTTTGTGTGTTGAAACCACTTAATTCCTTAAAAAATGGCTCTCCTGAGGACTATTTATTGGCTAAAGGAGGGGACGTTAATGCTGCAATTCGTTTAATACAAGCAGTTCTTGAGTTAGAAGACTTTCTAAATATTCATTCAAAGATTGGTGTTTATCATCCAATAATTGTTCCAGTTCTTGCTCAAGAGAGCTTAGGGAAAAACCGAATTCCAGCAGTTTTGGCAGAAATGCTAGGAGCTTATTTCGGGTATGAAGTCTGCGATGATATTGTTCAAACAGTTAGAGCAAACCACACAAATGCAGGATCTTATGAGCGAATTGTAAGGCAGCCTCGATTTGATGGTGCTGTTATTGAAGGGCGGAACTACGTAATTCTAGATGATACTGTAGCAATGGGTGGGACGCTTGCAGCGCTAAAAGGTTTTATAGAATCACGGGGTGGGAAGGTTGTTATGGCAATTGCAATTACTGGATTTCACGTGCCATCAATTGACTTAGTCCCAAAAGAAAGTATGATTAATACTGTAAAGACAAAACATCCAACATTAGCTGAGTGGTGGCAATATGAGTTCGGATTCCCGCTTGAATACCTCACCCAAGGGGAATTGGGTCACTTCAAAAAGCCTGAATCAATTGACGTCATCAGAAGTCGTCTCATTGAGGCAGGATTTCAAAGCAGCGATGAAGGAAGCTAGAAATAAGCTTTCTGCGACTGCAAACAATACAAAGTTTAGAACAAAATAGAATCTACTTATGTGGATCACAAAGAACCGCTAGAGATAGCGGTTTTTTTACACCCTGTGCTATCCTCTTAAAAAATAAGGGGGTGTATATGTGGATAATTGTAACACTAATAATTATAGGCTTATTGATATATTTTTTCTCAAAGCCAAGGCAGGAAAATAAAATCACTATGGAGTTCCAAAGTTCAGTTAATATGAATCCACGGAACTATACATTTGATATTGTTGGTGAGCAGGCATATCAAAAAAACCTTAAGAAGATCGCTGGCCCTAAGAACGAAGAATCAAAATTTGTTGAGGTAATGGCAAAGGTTACCTCAGAACCATTTAATCAATATGATAAAAATGCTGTGAAGGTAGAAATAGATGGCTTAACAGTGGGTTATTTAAGTAAACAGCATGCAAAAATGCTTGCTGGCAAAGTAATAAATAAGATAGTTCCAGCTGTAATCGTAGGCGGTTGGGTTGATGAAGAGTCAGAAGGTAGTTATGGTGTAAAGCTTGAGATAAGAAACTTAAATGACTTATTGTGAGATTTACATGAAGAAATTACTTTTAATCCTGCCATTTTTAGCTCTGGGTGGTTGTGTAACACCAATTGACCAGATGATAAACAATAAATTTAGTGATGTTGAGCCAACAAAGCCACAGGTTGCAGGAATTTGGACTACATCTGTTGGTCCGAGCCTCTCAACAATTAAGTTAAATGAAGATGGCAATGGACTTCTTTGTGAGGACTCAAGTGGTTACGTGAGTTTGAATAAAGTTAAATATTCTGATGGAAGGTTATTTGCACAAAATGGGATGATCCTAAAAGTCTTAAAATTAACTGAAGATGTTTTAGAGGCAAAAACCACAGTCAGTGCATTTAATGTCACTATGGCATATAAGAGTGATAGTGCTTTAAAGGCGGCTTCATCTAAATGCGCTAAAGAACTATAAGTTTTCAACTACCCGAACCCGACCAAGTGTCGGGTTTTTTATTGTCCGGAGAAAAGTAATGGCAACAAGTTCACTTGGAAGATTAACCCTAGACCTTTTAGTGAAATTGGGGTCATTTGAAAGTGGCATGAGTCAGGCAGAGCGAAAAGCCAAAGATACTGCTAAAAACATGTCCAATGCATTTAAGGGTTTTAGTGATCAGTTAAATCAAAGCATTGGTGGCACTCAACTTGGTTCATTCATTGAAAACTTTTCCACTAAGTTAGGTGCAATGCGTGGTGGAGTCCTTATGGCTACAGCAGCTTTATCTGGTATGGCTGTTGGTGGCGCAGCAGTTGCTGCAGGTGGTCTTGCTGTTCTATCTATTCAAGTAGCAAAAAATAATGTTGAGTTAGCACGGTTTGCCGCATTAGCCAATACGTCTGTAGAAACCTTTCAGGGTTTGGCGGGAGCAGCTGCAACTTATGGGATAACTCAAGAACAGCTATCGGATCAGTTAAAAGACTTTAATGAGAAGATTGGTGAGTTTGCATCTGTTGGCGGTGGTGAAGGTAAGGACTTTTTTGAACAAATCGCAGTTAAAACTGAGAAGGGTGCGGAAGGAGCAAAAAAACTAGCTGAAGAAATGTCTAAAATGGACGGTGTTTCAGCACTCCAACTCTATGTTGATAAGCTTCAAGAAGCTGGTTTAAATCAACAACAAATGTCTTTCTACCTTGAAAACATGGGTAATGATTTTACTAAATTGGCTCCTTTGCTCATTAATGGTGGTGCGCTTTGGAAAGACTACCAAAAGGCTATGGAAGAGGCAGGGATTATCACTGGCCAAGAGGCTATTGAAAAATCTATTGCTTTGGCATCTCAAACTGAATCATTGCAAATGCAATTCTCAGCTTTAAAGAATAACCTTGCTCAAGCTGTAATGCCTGCTTTAAGTTCACTTATTGGTTACTTTCTTGAAGGCTCTGGAAAGGGTGGTCAATTCTCGGGGATTGTTGAAGCTGTTGGTATAGCGGCAAAAGGTGCTTCTGTATTTATTATTGCTCTTTCAGCAGGTGTTAAATCCTTAGTCCAAATTATTGGCGGGGCGTTAAGTGTTTTAAATAACTTTGGAAGAACTGCAATTAACTTTGTGACAGCTTCAACTTTTAGAGAGAAGGGGCAGGCACTTGTAGATGGATTTAACAATAATGGAAAAATCCTTGTTGATACTACCAAAAGTGTAGTTGAGAACAGTAAACAGGCTTTTGGCTCAATTTCAAATATTGTCACCAATCAAGCGGGCAATTACGACAAATTGACTCAATCGATTATTAATAACCGTAAAGCACAATTAGAGTGGACTAAGGGTGTGAAAGGTGGTGTTACTGCTGGTATCGCCCAAAACAAAGCCCTAAACCCAACCGCCAAAAAAGAAAAAGCCAAGAAAACTAAAGATGATAAATCTGCTTTAGAAAAAGCAAAGCGCGAGCAAGAGCGTATAGAGAACGCTCAGCAATCTATCATCATGCAATATGCCGACAAAGAGCTTCAAATTAAATTGAAGTATGAGGAAGATAAGAAAAAGATTGCAGAGGCATTTGCTAAAGACCCAGTGAAACGCGATCTTTATTTATCAAAGGCAGAAGAGACGTATAAGCGTGATGTTGCGGCATTTAAGCAAGCACAACGCGAAAAATACGACTCTTATAAAAATGACCTTTTAGCTCAGATGGCAGATGCAGAAGATGCTATTGCGCTCTCCTCTATATCTCGCAGATTTGGACAAGGTCACGAATATAATATTGCCAGCATGAATGTAGCATCACGTAAGGCCAAAGATGCTGAACTTGATGCATATACAAACAACGTAAACCAAATTAACCGTGATTATGATGATCCGGCTGAGGCTCAAAAGCGATATGAATTGCTAGAGCAGGCGAAAGCTACGCATATTGCAAAAATGAAGGCTCTAGATATTGATTATCACGACAATGCTCGCAAGTTAATTGATGATCAACATAACGCCACCTTAAGCATGTATGGAGCATTACTCTCCCAAAGTTCTTCAGTTTGGGGCGATATGACCCAGATGATTAAAGACAGAGCTGGGGAGCAATCTGCTACGTATAAAGCAATGTTCTTAATGCAACAAATGTTTGCAGCAGCTTCCGCTCTAGTATCTACACATTTGGCAGCAGCACAAGTCCTTGCAGATCCAAGTGCACTAACACTTGCACAAAAAACTGCTTATTCAGAAATGGTTTTAGGTCTGGGTTATGCCAATGTTGGTTTAATCGCAGCACAAACCATTACAGGTATGGCCCACAACGGTATAGATAATATCCCGCGTGAAGGTACATGGCTTTTAGATGGTGGTGAACGTGTATTAAACCCTCAACAGAACAAAGATTTGACGAATTATTTAAATAATCGTCAAAACGGGGCTAGTGAGGGCAATGTACAAATTAGTCAGCAAATTACGTTTGCTGATGGATCTGCAAGCGTCAATACACAAGGGCAAAAGCAAATTGCTGAATCTCTGAATAATGCAATGGACGCATGGGCTAGACGCGAAAGCCGCCAAGGTGGTGTCTTGTTTAATCTAGTGAGACGCTAATACCTAAATTTAACCACTTTAACCCACTCTATGAAGTGGGTTTTTTGGAGCAAAATAATTGAATGAGCAACCGTATAGGAGCGCAGTGATGTGGATTGTATTTGCTGCTAAATATTGGCGAGAAATCATTATTGTGTTTCTCGCTTTTTTATTGGCCATATCTTTGGCCGTACTCAATTACAAAACTGGTCAGCTAAAAGAAGCTGAACAAAAGTTTCAATCTCAGATCCAAGAGATTGAGCGCAAGAATTTGAAAGCTCTTGCAGAAAAGCAAAATCAGATCAATAAAGTGAGCGCAGACTATGAGCAATATAAATCAGAGCAACGTACAAAAGTCGAATATGTTGAGCGTGAAGTGCAAAAGATCGTGGAGCGTCCTATTTATAAGTCTAGCTGTGTTGACGATGCTGGGGTGCAGCAACTCAATGAACTCATTAAAGCCGGTAATACCAGCTAATCTTATTCAACCATGCCCAAATCTAAATGAATTGGCAGGAACAACGGGCAAAGATTTAATGATCTGGTCAGTTGATACAGTTGCAAAATATAATGATTGCAAAGCAAGACACGGTGCGATTGTGAAGGCTCTTAAGTAGGAGCCTTTATTAATGTGTAATTATTTGCTCAATAATCTGGATAATTGCACATTTTGAGCAAAATTATTCTCATCTCTTTTTCTCTCGAGGTTTTATCATGCAGCAATTAATGATTATGGTCACAGAAGTTGGAAAGCTTGAGCACACATGTAATTTGCTTGCTGAGGTAAACAAAGGCGGTAAAGTCATAAAGGTTTTCGACTACAACGGTAATCAATTACCAATCAACATTGATGGAACCGTGACATTTAATAGGCGCCGTTGGGAACTTCCCATTAAAGTAGATTTAAAATAATTTTGAATGTAGTTTAAAAATACGTAAAACAAGACAAATGCAGATTTAAAAAATAGTGCAACAAAAGTGTAGCAATCATATTTAACCTACTGATTTATATAAGTAACAACCGCTCTAAATTGAGCGCTTTTTTACAACAAAAAAAGATAAATTTAGCGAAATAGTACTTTTTCATTGTGCAAAGTTTGATATAACTAAATACGCTTTAGAAAAAACAAGATAGTGAAATTTTTTGTCTGTTAACAAAAAGTCTAGTTTCAGTATCTTTAAATATTGAATAAATTGTTGGGAATCCTAGTTAGAATTTTAATATTTTCCTATATAGAAAAATTTATCTTTGTCAATAGTTATGCAAGGGAAAATGCTTACTATTTAGGAATGTGATATTAGTATTCAGCTTAATTTAAATCGGTATACTAGGATTCTCTTGGTATAAAAAGTAGCAACTTCAGGAAA